AGGCCCACTTCGCCTGCAGGGGGTTGGCTGTCACCTCGGCCAGGGCGTCAGTGACCTGCGCAAACCGCCATGGGTAAGCCTCAAGCAGCGTCATTCGCGTCTGGTCATAAAACTGGCGGCACGCCCGCGCCTCTGCCGTACTCTCGTTGATGTCGGCAATGTTGTCTTTGCCAATGTTGGAGAGCGCCAAATTGCAGATTGAGATTTGTGAAGTCATGACCAGTCCCGCGTTGCTAAGTGCATTTTAGACGTGGTGGGCGAGAATGGCAATGAGGGCATGGTTGCCCCCATTTGATGTTGGGGCGGGGGCGTCAGGCGATCCCGTAGGAGCTGTTGACCTTGACTGTCGTCTGCAACGTCGCGCCGTTGACCAGCATCACGCGATTAAACCGGAATGCGACGGGTGTCTTGAGCCAAACCGGCGTGCTGGCCACCACGGCAACGGAATTTGTAATGTACCAGGTCGAGCCGTCGTCGGAGCCCTGCGTGCGCAGAGTGCCGGATTGATCGGTGATACAGAACGCGTTGAAGTAGCCGAACGGAACCGGCGTTGAGGTCGCCCAGCCGACATCGCGAGCCGACCCAGTGAAGGTAGCCGCACCCGCCAGAGGTGTTGCCGTGTCCGCGTAGAAAATGAAGTTGGACAGCCGGCCGATGCGGTAGGTTTCGATATCGCTCGGCGGGCACATGGGCAGAGAATTGGCGACCGACTTTTGGCCAACCGTGGGCAGGCTTTCGAGTACGACGGGAGTGCCTGTGCTGTCGAGGGCGGAAAACTGGTTTGGCATTTGGTGATCCTTTAAAGAGCCAGTGCGGCGATCGCGCCGTTATTGGTTGCTGTTGCTGTGACGAACGCCAGGACGGCGGCATTCACAGCGGCCTCCTGATCAGCGATGCGTGAGCCGCCGATGATACCGACGCCCAATGTGTTGACGCCGTTTCCTAGATCAGACCCAAGGTAGGTGAATTCCTTGTGCATGAAATGCGAGCTTGCCGTTGTTTCGGCCGTGACTTGAGCGCCGTTTGCGTAGCCTTTGCGGTCGGAAGATGACCTCCGGGCAAATGAGACGTAACCCGGCATCGAGCCGGATGGCGCGATGGTGGTGGTCGCGGACTGGCTAGGCCGACCAACGACTTGGCCGGTTGAATTGCGGCCGAATGAGAGCTGCGAATGTGACCCAGCCTCGTTGCCCTCAAGATTGGTCAGGAAGTAGATGCCGAGATACCCGTCGTCCTGCCCAAAAGCGTGGCCAGGCAGCGATGGCACGAAATCCTTGACCGCATATCGTGCCGTCCCGCCGTCGCCTTTGACGCCAGCGCTTGCCGTAAAGACAGGAGACCCAGCCGGCACCAGCGTGTAGTCGCTGGACTTGAGATTGATTCTGGCGTTGCCCTCGGCCTCGCTGCGGAATAGGTGGATAGCATCCGCTGACCGCCACACATCGGCTGCTTTGAGCGCTGTGATAAATGCGTCCATCGCTGTGAGGTATGTGGCGGTCGGGGCCGGCATCCTTGCTGCCGCAAACTGCGTCTCAGGGAGATAGGCTGACGCCTGTGCCGTGATGGTCAGCGTGCGCAACGCCATGATGCCGCGCTGATCCATCGCCCTTACCTGCACCTCATAGGCGCGAGTGGAGAGGGCGGAGATTGAGATAAGCCTCCCGTTGACGATCGAAAACAGGCTGGCATCCGCACCGCCCGCAATCCCCCACGAGCAATAGCGGCTGGCCTCAAGCGAGAAATCGAGGATCTGGCCGGCTTTGGTCGTAAACGTCGCCAAGGTGACGATGGATAGACCGCCGAAATCGCGCCGAAACTGAATGCTGGAATTTGGCTTGCTTTCGTCTGAAAGCTTGTCGGCAAAGTTGCCAGTGGTGCCTTTGTCCCAATATCCGATATAGGCAACCTGCTTATCGCTTGCCCATGCCGTGATGCCACGGAGAAAATCAGGAATGTCCGTGTTGACGCCAAGCTCGTGGATTATGTATGGCATCCCGCGCGAGGTTGCCTGGGCATATTGCCAATCAAGGCCATATGTTCCTGTGCGCTTCGTTCTGAAGTCTTGCGCACCAGGAACACCGGGTGTGATTGAATAAACGTCACCGCCCCAGGCATCGTAATATTGATCGCCGGCATAGCAGGACAGTGGGTTGAACTCCGCGCCAAGGTAGTCAGTCGTTGTCATCGTGCTGCAATAGGAGATTTTGGCACGCGGCATGATTTCGCGGATCAGGGCAATGATATGGATCGAAGCGGCCGTATAGAGCGCGGGCCGACCGGCACCACTCGATGCGCTCCATGGATATGCCGTCGTAAATCCAGGCTCCCAGCCGGGTCTGATTACGGTGAGCGGAGCGCCAACGGTCGCGGCTGCCAATGCTGTGAGGATGGCGCGGATCGTCGTGTCGTGTGTCCCTGCGATCGTCTCGTCAAGGCCCTGCGTTGTCGAGCAGAGCGGGAACGCAAGATCCAGCCGCTTGCCGGTGCCAGCATAAGCAGACTGGATCCCCTGGGCAATGACGAGATTTTCCGCCCATGTCGACGCGCCGTTGTTGCTTTCAACAAACTCGGTGATGATATCTGCCGATGTGCCGAGCCAAGTATTGAAGTCAGCAAGAACGTCTGTGCGGACTGCAAGCAGATGGCCATTTCTCCACGATTGATCCCCCCCACCCGTGACTATGGCGTACGTCTGCCGCATCAACTCCCCCGGCGTCATGCCGAGCGAAAGAGGCGTCCCGCTCAACTGCATAGCGGCAAATATCTTGCGCCAGATCTCGTCTTCCGGCTCGCCAAGGCTGATTGGCTCGACGCCCGACGCGATAACAAACGCCTTAACAGCCGGCCAGAATTGAGCGCCGTCGAAGTCAGAAATAGTCATGCCGTCGCCCCGATTTAAAGAGCGGCCCCACCAGTGCAGGGCCGCGTCGTATTATTCGCCGGAGGTTTCAGCCTCAAGGGAAGCAATGATCTCGTCGGCTTCCTTTGCCGTCTTGATATCGGCACGCCCAGTCAGGCTTTCCGCCATCGCGATCCGCTCAGCGGCGGTCATCTTGGCGGGCTTGGCCGGCTTGTCGTCGGTCGCCGGAGCGTCCTGCCTGGTCATCCACACGTCCGAAAAGTCGTCATCGGCCGCGATCCCGAACCTGTCGCCAGGCTGGCGAAGCTGGTTGCCGTAATACCCCACTGCTGTGGCGACAACCACGATTGCCTCAATTTCTTTGGCCATGACTGCCCCCGTTAGAACGTGACGGAATTGGTCTGGACATCAGCGACGATGCCGGCAGTGATCTTGCCGAGCGTCGGGTTGGTGCCGGCGACCGTGTAGTAGATCCGCATATAGCGTTCAGCGGTGCCAGGCGGGACGGTGACGATCACGGACGGCTTGCCGAGCGTCAACTGAGCAAGGGTCAGCGTCTGCGAAAGAACTTCGCGGGCCGATGAGAACCCGGCGTTGTCGTCCGTCTCGATGCCGATCTTGAGGCTGGTCAGCGTGTTGAACGCCTCGACAACCTGGATCAGAATGGAAACATCCATGCCCTTGCCGATGTCACGGGATAGGGCAGCGGCGGCGCCGTAGACTGTGCCAGTGGCGCCGAGGTCAACAATGTCCGTCGATGATGCGGAGGCGGTGATGGCCTGAGCATTCGAGAACAAAAGCGTGCGGTCGAAGATCATTTTTCAGTTCCTTTGTTCAGGTTGGCTGACCGCAACCATTGCGGCCAGCCGGCTCAGCCTCAGACAACTCTCGCCTCAGTATTCAACAGGGCATCCGTTTCGCGGATCGGAATTCCGCGATAGGTCAGCACGGTCTTGCCTTCCAGTTCTTCGCGGCGAAGCTGCAACGCGGTGGCCTCAGCGGTTCCGGTCGGAGTGGCGCGGGCATCGAGGGCTTCCAGCACATCGCGGTTCATGTAGATCGCCATACGGGCGCTCTCGCCATCCATGCGGCGGCTCTGAAGCTTGTAGTAAGCCTTGCGCATCCACTTGAAGACATCGACGGTGCCGGCCAGGAGGTCGGAAACATCGAGGTTGGCAACGCGGGCATTGTAGCGCCAGTCCTTGACAGCAAGGCCGACGTGCCAGGAAAACAGCTCTTCCTTGACGAAGTACGGATCGCCGTTCGCGTCAGTAACGCGCTGCTCGCCCTTGTCGGCGCGCTTGATACCGGCCTTGGTGCCTTCCGGGTAGATCAGGTGGGAGGCCTTGTCGCCCCAGGTGATGAACCAGATGGACGTGTTGTCCGAGCCGGAGCCGCCTGCGTCAACGATCTGGTTGCCAGCGCCGGCACCGCCGAGGACGCCATAGCGAGCCGCGAAGCCCTTGAACTTCTCCGGCGTGGTCGCCGTGTCATGATAGAAAAGGCCGGTTGCCATTTCCTGGTTCATCGCCTCAAGGTGGGCGTCGGCCTCGTTCAGCCGCATCTGCGCCGGGTTCTTGGCGATTTCCAGCAAGCGGGTGTCAACGCCGGAGCGTGCTTCCAGAAAGCCGGTGGTGTCCTTGACTTCCTGCGTCGTGGACTTGCTCTGCGGAATGCCCTGATAGAGGCGACCCCAGGCCGGCGTCGGAAGGCCAGTTCGGATTGTGTGACGATGCT